GCGCTTCGTTGGCCATATAAGGAGGTGTTCCTTCTGGTATGTCCCAAACAATTTTAGGATCGAAAGCTGCTTTTAACAGCATTCTTAAACCTTGACTATCGTTTTTTCTTAAAACTTCTATCTTTAAAGGTTTATCTTTAGCGTTATTTACCTTTGTAAAGATTTCGTGTGCTAAAGGTCTAGCATTAGTAGCCGTACGAGCTGACGCTGCCATTCCTTTTTTACTCATCAGGCTAGAGTGCCTGTCTTGTTGTATTTCTGCCATAATTATTTACTCCAATATTCGAATATTAAAAATCACCAATGTTTGTCATTAATGCTTTTAGTTTATGTTCTATAAAATACGGTAATAGTTTGGACCTGTTAGGTACTTTATAGTTCGTATAGTTATTTATAATAGTTCTTTCAAGCTCTTCTGGTATACAAGAAAGGTCTATTAATTTCTTATTTCTTTCGTAATATTTACTGGTTTCACTGCCAAGAGGTATATTACTAACGTTGGCCCATTCTTCAAGTCGTTTCTTATTAATAGGTCTTTGTTTCTCACCTGTTAAAAAGATGTCATCAGGACTTAATATATTAGGTATACCATCTGAACGGTCACCTTTTATAATTTGTTCGTGTAAAAATTTATGAGGGTCTAGTCCTTCACCAACAAATACTTTTTGTATAGGACTATATTGTTTAACATTTGATTTAGTTTGTAATTGAATAAAGTCTTTATCACCACTTATAATCATAATAGGTTCATTATTATGTTTAACTAAGGTAGCAATTATATCATCAGCCTCGGCCTTTTCTATGTACATCATTACATAAGGAAAGTTTTCAGCAATTTCATTTTTAATTTCTGTAATAATTTTGAATATATTATCCCAATCTGTGGCAGAATCTACTCTACCTTTTCTTCTAGCGTGCTTGTAATTAGGGTAAATGTCCCTACGCCAAGGGTCTCCAGCATCAGCACATAATATAATTTTATCGCCGTACTGTTCTTTAAATTTTAAATTAAAACCTCGTAATGAATTAATGACCATATGCCTTACCATTTCTTTATTAGGTTTAATATCCGATTTGCCTCTGGTCTGTGCCATAAGGTTTGATATTAAAACTTGGTTTAGGTCAATAAGAATCATTTAAATAAGAAATGGAGGCGAGCGTTATATATTTCTCGCCTCCATTATTAACTAACTACGCATTAATCGGAGAAAGTTCAGATTTTCTAACACTTACTTTATGGTTAGAATATTTGAACGGTGTTCCGTATAAAGCTTGAATACCAGCAGCAATAATTGCTCTTGTTGGTGTTCCAAGTCTATAAAATGTTTTACCAGCAACTTTGTTACCGTAAATCATATAGCCTTCTGATCTTAAAGTATCGATCATAGCTCTTGGTGATTCAAGATCAAATCTTGATCTTAAAGTTTTCCAAGCGATGTTCTCACCTTTTGATAAAAGGTTTAGTACTTTTGCTTTTTTTGATAAAGCTTTTCTACCACGTGTAGAAGTAGCTCTTTTAGCAGTTTTTACAACTACTAGATTTTTTAATGTATTAAACATTAGTTTCTCCTTGTGTTGGCTATTTTACAACCGGCGACGGCGATTCCATTAGGAATTTCGTGTGATCTATCTGTCATCTGTTTCTTCAGGTAAATCAAAATCTGCTTTAAAATCTGTCCAACCATCATTTGTTTTTTTAATTTCATCTTTAATATCATTACTAAAAGGTTTATGTGGTTTATGTTTTTCTTCTGGTATCACTCTATTATAATCAATAATAACTTGTGGTCCAAATCTTGACATTTTAACATCAACTATTCTATCAGCAAGTCTTTGTGCTGGATGGTCAACTTCAAAATCTCTATAAATCATACCTCTCAAAATATCAACTAATAAACCTAAGTCTTTTGTAAATTCTGTTTTTTCTGTTTTCATAGCCATTTCTACAAATTTTCTCAACATCATCATAGCAATTTCGTCAACATTTCCCTCAACAAATTCTTTTGTATTTTCTAATCTAACTCTTTCACCTGCTGCTGGATCTTCTTTTGCTGTCTTTTTATTAACAATTCTTTCCGTTGGAAATAGAATTACTTTATCGTTATCACTCATTAATTATCTAATCTTGTAACTTTACCTTCAAAATCTACTAAATTTTTATCGTGTAAATATTCAACCAATTGATTATAACCACCAATAAGTTCACCATTAATCTTAATTTGTGGCATTGATCTAACATTTTTACCAATATCTTCTATCAATGCTTCAGTTGTTAAAAAATTCTCTAACTTTTTTTCTGTGTATGTAAGGCCAAGATTATTTAATAACAATTTGGCCTTTACACAATAACCACAATTATCTTTTGTGTAAATTGTAACACTAGATATATTGGTCATATTATTGTACTGTTTTTTCTTTAACAGTTTCTTTGAAAGCCTGTTCAGCTTTTTGTTTTAGATTATAAGAATCAACTACTTCTGAAATTGTGTAGTTATACATCTTATTAAACTCGCCTAAAGGTAATCTTAAACCTACCCAAGCTCTATAGTAACCTTGTTTTGTTGAAGTTACCTCTTGAGCAAATATTTCATAACCTCTTACAGGTGTATTTTCTATAATATTTACTAAAGTGGACTCAACATCCGTTACTACTGTCTTAGTTTCAGATTTACCAAGTTCAGTTATAAACTGCTTAGAACGTTTGTTCATTTCGCCTTTTATAATGTCGGCCATTTCTGCCTTAGCAACCATCTTTGCTTTTTCAATTGCTAAACCAAGATCTGGCGATACTGAAGTACCAACACCAAAGATACACTGCTTTTCGTTAATATCTTGTGAATTAACATTACAAGCTTTCTTTTCTTTGAAGTCGGCCATATACCAAGATGGTACCGTATCTAAAATCTTTTCTGACTCGGCTTTAATCTGGTATGTTGAAGAAGAGCAAGCGCCTAATATAAGGCCAGTTGCTACTATCATTATTGTTCTTATCATCATATAGTTTTATTTTGTACTCCTTTTTATATCATATACTATTTCTTGTGTTTTGTCAAGTCCTTTTCTCATATAACCAAAAAAGTCTTTACTGGACACATCAAATAGTATAACCCATAGAAGTGTTAATATAATAATATTTTTAAACATTATTGTACCTCCCATTCACCGTTCTTGTTAAGGCACGTCTTTCCGAACGATTTAAAGACGTGATTTGGTCTACTATAGAATCGGCAATACTCTGGAGCCGATACATCTTTATAATAGAATTGAGCAAACAGATCCCAATAACCAGGCGTATTAATACCTCGTCTGCCGTCAGCACACTCCAAAATTTCTTGTTTAATAATATCATCACCTATTTGTTTAATTTCAATCTTTACATAACAATATTGGTCATCTACTTTTTTAGGTTCGTAACCTCTTACTGTATCGTATAGTACTTTGTTTTGTTCTTGTTTCACTCTTTTAAGTGGTTCTCTTTCTTCTTCTGTAATTTCACCTTTTGGCATTATAAACTTTTCGGCTGCCGTGGCTCTTGATATGAATATAGCCAATAGAAAATATATAAGAAATATTAATAAAAAATATCTTTTAAAATTAGGTATTGTTCTTTTAAATGACCAAGAATATATCATTTGTTTTTTAGGTAATATCAATTTAATACCATTAAAAATGTCCGTAAGTATAAAGATAGTTGTATCTTTAAGTTCTACAAAGAATGGTTTTAAAAATTCTGGTAATTTTTTTAAATTACTACTCATATCAACCTTTTACAATAGCCAATAGCATAAGTGCTAATATAAAATAAAACAATACACCTGTTTCTATTTGTTTTTTTATTCTTAAATATTCTTTATTGTGTTTCATATTTAATTATACTCTTTGTCCATTTGTTATCAAAGGCATCATATTGGTTATAAATTAATGGCTCTTTGTTTTCAAGTTTATCTAAAGTATCTCTCAATTCATAAAGTTCATTTTCTAAACTTTTAAGAGGACTAAATTCTAATTCTTGTATTATAACTTGCTCTCTTGCTTTTAATATTTTAATTTGTTCGTCCATTATAATTTCTTTCTACCCAACGTCCATCAGGTTGTTGACAAGCAGTACCAAATACCACTTTTCTGTTTATACCACCAATACCAATTAATGGCCATTGACTTGTTATATCTATTGTTGCTTCGTAATCTTTACATTTAAAGGGGCCCTCTAAATAAGTACTATAAGTTTTTATATTACCTGAATTAGCGGTTTTTTCATTATACCAATTTGTATAAGATGAAGATGAACCTCTATTCAAATGATCTACGAATACAGCGTTGTGTACATCATAATCTGAATCATACATAAGTTCAGCACCTAAAAAGGCACCTGTTACAGCACAAGCGGCCGCTACAACTGGATTATCTGTATATTGTAAACAAGCGGCTGTCGTAGTCGTGGCACCTAAAAAGGCACCAGTATGACTACGATTATTAGCACACTGATTAACAACTAACAGTAAGAAAAGTAAATTAAATATTCGCCAGTTTTTCATTTTCTAATTCAGCTTCTTCTTCCCACATTTTTTGGTCATAAGTTTTACCAAATACTGACATATAAAAATAATCTCTAGGAGATTCACTTTCATAAGCTTTCAATAGTTCTTCAAAGTTAATGTCTAATAAATCATAGACTTTAGGATTGAGTGTTTTGTTTCTAATATGATCTTTGAAGAATTGAATACGATTTACGTATATATCAACTTCTCTATCTTCTAATTTTTTCTTTGTTGAAAGAGCAACATCTTTTGATTTGGCATCTTTAAACTCTTTGAAAAGAGTGTCTTTATCATATGTTATCATAATGTATATTTTAGTTTGTTGTTTGTACTATATAAGGTAACACTTTTTTGTGTCAATTACAAGCTCCAAGTCAAAGAAATAAGTGTTTAAAAACAATGACTTCAAGTGTCTGATTTATATAGCTATTTAAAGTATGACTCAATAACGTCATTTACCACGTGTTCGTATTTCCATCCAGCCCATATTCCTACGACCAGACCTAAAAAAAACATAAACCAAATCATTTTTTACCTCTTTTTTTCATTGATGTTTTACCATTTTCGTCTTTATATAATGTAAATGATTTTTTACCATCATAGTAATAACCATCTACGGTTTTTTTACTTCCTCTTTTTTTATCTATGTCTTTAAAAAGGTCTTTATTTGTCATTTAAGATACCTGTTATTGAAATGTTTAAAGTATCAACAGCACTTACAAATAAACTTGATATATCGTTAAATGTTTGTGATACACCTATTGTAATTGTTTCTGGCATATTAATAATTTGTTCTTTATTTAAAGCCAATTGTATTTTACTATCTTCCCAACCTTGTTTTTGAAAAGTTATAAACTCTATATATTGTTTTTCAAACCAATCATTTAATTGTTTTGTTTGATTTGTTTCATTTGCTACAGCTCTTGGATTT